GGTTGGCAGCTAATCAAGTGGGAATTGATGCACAAGTGGCCGTTGTCAATGTTACTGAACCTTTGGTACTCATCAACCCTAAGTACATTAAGAAAGAAGTTGAGATAATGTATGGAGAGGGTTGTTTGTCTTATCCAGGACAGGCCATCAGAACCAAAAGATACAGAGATGTGATAATCAAAACTGCTCAATCAGAGAGCGGTTGGTATTTTAGTGGTGCTGAAATTCCAGCAGATGAGAGTCGTGGTAGTTGGGAAGTTGAAAGAAAAAAGAAAGACTCTGATTTGAGATTGTTGGAGTCGGTTTGTGTTCAACATGAGATTGACCATTTGAATGGAATAACAATTCATGATAGAGAGATTAAAATAGAACCAACCAAAGTTGAAAAGAAGATTGGTCGTAATCAATTAGTCACGATTAAAAAAGGTGATGCTGTTAAGGTATTGAAATACAAGAAA